AAGCGGTCCACCTTTGATGGTTAACACCGATGCGATTTTCTTCGCATCGCTCAGGGCCTGCACAAACCGCCTTACTTGCTTTGTTTTAAGGAATTCACCGGGTCGCTGTGATTCGGTGGCTTTGCCTTCTGCCACAGCCGCAGCATGTAGATCGTTCAGGTTGTAGCGACCTGCGCCATCTACGCGAACGGAGACGCCGTTTACTGATACGGTTGGATATTTCATATCGGCTTACCTTTTAGTGATGAACCTTGTCGCACAGGAAACCGGCCCACAGAAGGCACCGACAGCCAGCCGGCATCCTCAAGGGTCATCCTGAAAGGTTCTGTGTTAAATGCGCGTGCGAGGCGCCATAGACGTGACGCTGCAATAGCCATTCACGAACTGTCAGATATGAAAAAGCCCCGCGGTTGCGAGGCTGATATTCGGTTAGTCTTGGGGTTAATTCTTCGTGCGGCTTGTCATGTCACGCTCCTGCTCCATCATCGCCTGCCAGCGGCGATCGTCTTCGTCCATGACCGTGTCGTACTCTTCGCGCGTGAAGCCGTTCTGATTGGGGTATTTGGCGTTAATCATCATTGTGAACTCTGTCATTGTGAGGTTCTCAGCCTCTTCCCGGCTTATGCCGAAATGGTTGCGGGCCGCCATGATGTAGTCGGCGGCGCGGAATTCTGCGGTTGTCTCGTTCGTTTCGTAACGCTGCAGCTTGCGCACCTTCGCTTTGCCGATAATGCCGTGCATCATCAGGTTTTGCGCGACGATGACCATAATTTCCGGCGTCATACTTCCGGGGCGCCAGACGAAACCGCGCTTTCGTGATTTCGCAGGTTTCATCCATCCAACCAGATCGCCGATATCATCGTCACAGCAAGCTGTAAGCACTGTATGCGCAGCCATGATGGCTTTGCGTGTCAGTAGCCCACTCTGGATATATCGCAGCACACAATCAGGAAGGCGGCTGTACTCGTCGCTAATATAGGCCTGAGCCGCACGCTGTATCAGTGGAGTAGCCTCGTCATTGCACAGGTCGTAAAACGCCTGCACGATTTCAGCAGGTTCACCGATGCGCGCCATGTTGCGGAACGACGGCCGGAAAAAGAATTCCCGGTCACCGAATCCGATAACGCATTCGCCTAATTCTTTAATAGGGGTCATAGTCGCTCCATAAACAGTATCAAGGGCGCAGAACGCCCTTTGTACTATTCACGAAAAGCCATGGAGTTAGCTGATGGTCACCGTGCACGCAACAGACGTGATTTTCACAGGAGTTGATGCAGAATCGGTTACCTCACAGGTATAAACCCCGGCATCACCGGAAACAGCGCTTGCCTTGTTGAAAGTCGCCGTTGTTTGCCCGCTGACGACAGAGGCGTCTTTCTTCCACACATAGGTGTAAGGCGAGGTGCCGCCATCGACCGCTACCGACATGTTAAGGGCTGAGCCAGCGGCTACTGTCTTGGTTGCTGTCAGGTTCGTGGTGAATGCCAGCGCCGGGCCAGCCACCTCAAACACGACAGTGTCAGCATCGTAGACTTTCCACTCACCGGAGAAGGTGGAAATGTCGGACGTACCGAAATCACCAGACCATGAGGTTGTGTTGAAATAACCCATGATATAAGTGCCGGCGTCTTCACCAGTGAAGTCAAAGCGTACCCACAGCGTCGGCTGGCGACCGGCCTGCACTTCATCGAAAATATATTTCGAGATAGCAATGGCGCCGATTTCAGTCGTTTTATCCTGTTTACGGAATTCCCCTTCACCGGAGATGGTGAAATCCATGTTGTTCACCAGGTTCTCAACCAGCCCTTTCGTATCGTCAGCCTCAGAGGTGACGGTATTCATGGAGTAGTCGAAACCCTTGGTTGTTAGCGCGCCCAGGCGTTTCCATTCGGAAAGGGCCGGAACGGTATCAGCACAGCCCATAGCCATGCGTAGCACGGCCACCTTACCAATCAGCTTGCCGGTATCATTAGCACAGCCTTGCATGTGTACCTCTCAAATAAAAAAGGCCGCCAGATGGCAGCCTGTTAGTGATTCTGGCGATTATTCGCCGTATGTGCAGGAGATGAGCAGCCGGGTTACTAACCGGCCCTCTTCGGTGGGTATAGCCGCCGGGACATTGCCGACAAGCCGCAACGCGCCGACGCAGTCATCAGCACCAGATTGCGCACTGACGTATTCAACGATGACATTCACCGCGGCGTCAGCAGCATCTGGATTAGTTTTCGAGGAAACAACGTCGACCATCACATACCAGTCTCCGCCGCGGTCGTACTCGATATTGGTACCGCCGGACGGCCGGAACACGATGAACTGGTCGGCATCCTTGGCGGTGTCACGCCATTGCCGCCACTGGACCTTAAACCCCGCGGTAAGCCCCTCAGCCACAAACAGGTCCTTCAGGCGCATGTACATAGCCGGGGTCATAGGCTCAGCTCCTTTTTCACCACCGCATCAATCTGACTGCGGGTATCCTCGAAGCCCTTCGTTAAGAACTCTTTCCGCGCCGTTGCGCGCCGGAAGTTCTGCTTCACTTCGGGGTCATGAACAAACACAGCATAAGACGCCGTGTAGCCAACGCGCCCGGTCACGCGCACACCGTTAGCAGTGATTTCCCGAAACTGGCTATTGATGAGGGTCGACGTGTCGATCGGAGTGTAGAGCGTCGCTTGTGCACTACCGATGAGCATCGCCGACTGCAACGCGCGCACTACTTTACGCCCCTGCACGTCCTTAATGATGCGGTCGAGATTGGCCTTGGCCTGGCGGATGCCGCGAACTTTAGCGCCCATATCAGACTCCCGTAATCAGTGCGAAATCGTCCTCCAGTCGCTCAAACGTATCTGCGAACTGGACGATCTGCCGAATCTCATCGGCCTCATCCGGCGGAGCCGCGTCTGTCGACGCGCCAATCAGGATGTAATCTCCCTCCCGCGCCGTTGCGTACTCGGTCCATATCGTGTTTTTAACCACGATCTCCCGGCCAAGGTCACCGATTTTTGAAGAGAGGCCACCCTGGTAGTCGCAGAGGATAGCGATCGGCGCTTCCCACCCATACGGCTGACCTCCGCCGTCGGTATCGCTACCGTCAGCATCGCGTATACGCCGCCAGATTGTCGCTGTCGCGGTGTAACTCCAATTCGCAACTGAGCTCAAAGCTATTCCCTCCATCGCAGCACAGCGGCGCCTGTGGCGCGTATACGATCGCAGTTAATGAACCACTCCCCGTCGCTTTTCACGTACGCCGTCGTTTGCTGGCCGGTATCGGTCATCACCCAGACACGGACGAATGACCGCGGATGGCGCTCTTTGACGGATATCCATTTCATTTGTTGCCACCACACATACAGCCCCCTTTGCCAATCCAAATGCCGGCGAATGCTGGGGCAGCAGTTGGATCGGCAGGAATCAGCGCGCTGGCGCACCCATATTTATCCAGACTGCGCAGCATGTTTACTGATGCCTTCCATCGGTCAGAGAATGACTGGTAACGAAAGGACCGGGATGCTCCGCTTGGCGCCGTCTGGCTGGAAATGTATTTATCTCCACTCCCGAGCCCCATCAGCGCTAACAGGTAGAGCTGAATCAGCAAGGCAGTAGATGCCGGGTAATGCGCATCAAGGCAATCCTGAATGCTGTTCGCCTCATCAACGAACGCCTGCAGCACAAAATCGGGAATGGTAATTCCCTGACCTTCCAGATACTCCTTTGCCTGTTCGAGAGTTACCATTATCGACTCCAGTAAAAACGCCCCACCGAAGCAGGGCGTAAAAAAACCGCTTTCGCGGCGTTATTCAGCAGGGAAAAGCTTTTCGAGCTCGCCGTCAGGCAACAGCTCACCGAGTTTTTCAGCGCCAAGGGTGCCTTTGAACTCGATGCCCAGTTCAGTCAGACGAGCCTGGATAACCTCTTTGCGGGATTTATCACCGGTACCGGCATCAGGCGTCGACGGGGTAAGTTCTCCGCCTGCCTCACCATTCATGAGACGGACGTTAGACTTCAGCGCCGGGTGCAGTTCTTTCAACTCCACCACCTGCCCTACCTTTACGCCGAACCATGGGCGCACAACTTCGTATTTAGCCATGCTGTTTCCTTACGCCAGGTTAGCGCCGTAGACAACACCAGACAGGCCCCGATCGTCTGCGGTAATTTGCAGACCTTCAGCAGACATGATCTGGAAGTTGTAGTTAACGTTAGGCAGTGGGCGCGGTAGCGGAACAACGCCTACAGCCATGCCCACCAGTGGGGAGATCACGTCACGGCGACGAACGTACGCGATAAACTCGTTACCGGAGAACGCGAAGGTTGGTCGAATTTCCTTAACTGGGGCAAATGGCAGGACGGCTTGCAGAACGTTACCACTGATAACACCGTTGACTACATACGGCTTAGCCAGGTTCGCCCAAATCTCGTCAGATACCCACATGACATCATAGGAAGAAACCTTATTAGCACGCGCAGTAGTACCGAACGCACCTTTACCGAAGAACTCAATGATCTGCTCGGTGGTTGCGGTTGTCAGGTCGATATTCGCGCCACCGGCACCAGACCCGAGGTTAATCTTCTTGGTGTGACGGTGGTTCTTGATGCCCTGCGCCGGGTAGGACTGAACCTGAATTTTTGAATCGCCGTTCAGGTAGTAGTTGACGCGTTTCTGATTGAACTTGCGCATCTTAGCCATCTGCGAGTCCAGGACCAGATCAATGCCAACAGAGTTCAGGCCAGCAGCATGACGCCAGTTTACACCGTAACCAGCAGTGAACACCGGAATCGGGTCGCCATCGCTCGCGTAGTCAGTGTGATCGAAGGAGAACGGGGCCTGACCATCGATGCTTACTGACACGTCGTCAGCGATGTCGCCAACCACGTTATACAGCTTGGCGGTTTTACCGACCGGCAGCACTGTCTGAACGCCGATCAGGTCGTTCACGATTTCCATGCCAACTTCCTGATCGCGCAGCTGCAGCACCTGGTTGTCAATCTCAGCCCAGAAGTCACGGGAAAAACCGCCAACGGCGTTACAGGCAAGCATGTCAGGCGTCATGATTGCGCGGTTAGCTGCAATGATGGAATCGTTCTGGAGGTTCCACATGTTGCGGTTTGCCCACAGTTCGCTCCAGTGCCCGCCGAGGCGGGAGTTAGTCGCCAGCGTCTCTTTAGAGAAGTACATATGTGTTTATCCTTTTGTTACGCGCCAGCTGCGGCGACAGTGCCAACGCGCATGCGCACGCGAATGAAGTCGGTGGTGCTGGCCGCGATGGTGTATTCATCCTGGCTGTATCCGACCACTGAATCAGTGTCATCGGTTGCCAGGGTAAACTGACCGGCAGTGCCCAGCTTGATCGGGCTATCTTTTTTATACGCACCAGGCAGGCAGCGCAGCGCCAGCTCACGACCTTCTTCGACGTAGTTGCCTACTGCCGAATCGCCGGCAGGGATTTCTTCGGTGATTGTCAGGCCCTGGTGGTAACCAACATCGATGATGTACAGGCGGCCGGTTAGCGCGGTGGCCTGAGCGAATTTATCGGATGAGTTGATGGTTGCGGCGGTGCCAGGAAGCAACGCGGCGGCCGTGGTGCGGGTTTCGGTCTTGTAAAGAGACAGACCGTCGATATTAACGCGACGATAACGTGCCATTATTCCGGCTCCTTATTTGAAGTATTCAGATGCGGCAGGAGCGCCAGTTTCTTTCTGCTGCTGAGCGGCATTAGTACCCAGCGGAGCGGCTTCACCCAGCGATTTGTACATCGTGTCCAGCGCTTCGCCTGACAGTGCGTTCGCGACGATCTCACCGTGAATCTTCGCCACTGCGTCACGCTTAGTTTTCTCTTCAGCGCGGGAGTTGGCGGTAAGAGTTTCCGAGAGTTTGTCCTGGTTGACCTGCAGCGCGTCAACTTTATCCGTCAGAGGCTTTAGCGCCTTTTCGGTATTGGTCGCAACAGCCTGGCCGATCATGCTGCCGATTTGTTCCAGTTCTTCTTTGGTTAAAGGCATGTCGCCCTCCGTTTCGTGGTTTGGTGCAGGCTGTTCCTGCGGTGTGAAAATGGATTTAAATTTGTTGGCAACGACGGCCACCCAAGACTCCTGCCGCTGAACTGCAGTTCCTGTGTCGTCAAAGGTGATTTTCCCACCCTCAGTGGAATAGCCGTAAACCTCAGCCTTGCCGCCGTTGCGGATAACCACCGCCTGAGAATCAGTGAAGTCTGCAATCCATGCGTATTCATCTGATCCCGGCGCAAACTTGGCTTTGGCCGCCCGATCAAGGCGCTGCTCGCGCTCCCGGTAAGATTCACCTACCAGCGCACCAGAATTTGCTTTCAGCGGCTGCGCCATGTCAGCGTTAACCATCAGGCCGACACCTTGCTCAGGGGTGGCCGCTCCGACCTCATGCAGGAGAATCGCGTCATGGTCCATGCTGTGGATTTTTGCCACCCAATCGGCACCTGCTGCGCGCTGCTGCTCATTTGGTTCAAGCTGGTCGAGGAATGCCGCCACACTGGTGTGAATGGGCGGGACGTCTTCACCGCGCTCGATAGCCGCGACACGCTCAAGCAATTCCTTTCCGCCTTCAGACTCGCCGGCGCGGGTCACATCAACCCACTTTTCGAGGTAAATGCGATTGCCGGACTTCTTAACGTTGCGGTTCCACGCGCCGATATGGCCGGCATTGATACCCTCCGGTGAGAAGGCAGATACAAACTGGCCGTTAACCTGCGGATGCCCCAGCGGCGCCAGAGTGCCTTCAAGCCCCTGATAATGGGCGTCGATTTCTTCCTGCGTGTACAGACCGCCATTCATGACGACATTGGCCGGCAGCGTGTAACTCGGCAGCACCAGATGTTCACGACCGTTGTATGTTTCGCGCCGGATAGACTGGCTGTTCACCTTTGTGGTGATATTGACCTGCATAGGCATAGTTATTTCTCCGCCCAGGCGTAACCGCGCGCCTGCATCGTTTTGTATTCCTGTTTAAGTTTGGTGATGGTGTCCGGATAAATCGGCTTGCCCTCTTCATCGACTAACACTGACTGCTGAGTACACTTGCAGTTAATGCTGTTGGCATCCTTGCTGTACCAGTCACGCACCTCTTCATTGGTGTAAAGGTGTGCGTGGCGCACTGCATGGGAATGTCTGGTTGTCGGTGACAGCGCTGAGATGTGAACCAGAAGCGTTTTAAGTCCGTAGAGTTCGTTCGCCTCCTGATCTTCATCCCATTTAGCCCGGCGCAGCGCAGTGGTAACCTCAGTGCGCGCTATCCGGTTCGCCCGGCGCTTCTCGATGCCAGTCTGTGCAGTAAGATTCCTGGCAATATCCAGCGGGTTAAGCCCTCGCCCCACACCGTCAGTCAGCACGCGCGCCATATCGCGCTTTACTTCTGCACTCAGGCCTTTCATTTCCTCAAACACACGCGCATGCACCAGCGCCATGCGCTGCTGGTATGGGTCACTTGCGAGGATGGAGGCCAGTGATTCACGCCCGGCGGCATACACCGGCGACTGCTGGCTAAGGTTGTAGAATGACTGGCCTGTTCCTTTCTCTGACGCCAAATCGACATACTCGTAAAACCACAGGTCGTACTCGTTACCATCCAGCAGCACCTGATCTACCAGGTAACTGGCATCATTCAGGATGATGGAGAGTAATGTTGGGTTTAGCTGGTATTCGTATCTGGCGTTTACTGCGAGGGAGGAAGGTATTTTGCCGAGTGCTGATTTGTACGCTTTGCCAATCTTATTCATCCGCCTGGCGAAATCTTTCATTGCCCTGCGTTCCAGCGCATCAGCTCCGGTCGGGTCCTGATAGTTACGCGGTAGAATCGGTGGCTTCGTCTTCTTCGCTGCCATCCTCTTCTCCTAACGGTATTTCACCATCGTTTTCATAACCAGCGGCGGTCCGGATCTCTTCGCGACTGAATGCCGGCTCTTCACCGCTTCCCATCATGGCCTGGTTTATCTCGCCCATAGTCTTAGCGTTGGTGAGTTTCTCGGTACCGGTCTGCTCGTTCAGGTCATCCCATATAACCGCTTTCTGACTGACGGCGTCGATGATTTGCAGGTCAATAAGCTTGTCGCAGAAGTCCTCTATCTCGAATGACAGATCTACACGGCGTGACTGGCAACGCGAGTTGAAATATTTCTGGTCTTCAGTGCTGGAACGCTCGGCCTGTTGGTTGCCCACTAAGATGCGCGTGGGGATATCCACCCCGGCAGCGGCGGTCTGAAGGTTTACGTTGTATGTTGCCGTCGGGTCCGCTACCGAAGTCACCAGAGGGGTAACTGATGCGCCCTGCGTCGTCATCAGTACATCATTGCCACGGTTAATCTCACCCGCAACTTCGTTGAACTTGTCCTGCAACTCAGTGACACTGACACCGTAAAGCGAGGCAAGATTGTTGAAGTCGATTTCCTTTTCGAAATTAACGTTGAGTTGCCGCGCAGCGTTCTTCAGGAATGACTCACCCGATCCGCCCTCTACTTTCTCCAGGCTCACAAATGCGTTATATGCTGGATCAAGGAACCCAATTGCATCATCTGAGTAATCGCCAAGGATGAAAACGCGATCGGGGTGGATATTGACGCGGCGACTTGAACCATTCGGCAACCGCTCCGCGTACTGCCACATCTTCGGCTGGCCGTATGCCCTCGAGTTCAGGCCGGTATCCCACTCGCTCACCGTGAGCGATCCGGCCCACGCCACTGATATTTTCTGAAGTCCTCGGCCTTTGGTTACCGGAAGATTCCAGTCCTTTTCGTCGCGGACATGAAGGAGGATGCCTGCGTATCGACCTACAAGGCGACGGCGATCTGCCTCTGCGAATGAGCGCCAGAACCGATTGGTGAATACCTGCTTTGACTTGCGCTCCCAGGCGGTTTCGTCTTCGCTCTCATCGGCATCATCACCCTCGATGATTTCCGGGTTTGTCTGCCAGCACTTGCCCACCAGTTTTTCAACAGCACCGTGAGCGATGCCACCGCGCCGATACAGCGCGTAGAGGTTTTCGTAGGTGACCTGCTCAGGGAAGCCATACTCGCACCATGCTGAATGGCGCTTATTGTCCAGCCCCATCGTCGGCGCCATCAGCCCCATACGGGCGCGCGCCATCCGCGCATCGTTCAACGCATGGTTAACGGCGAGAGTTAATTTATCAGTCATGGTTTGTCCGGTGGAGGTGGAGTGTAGGCAATAAAAAGCCCGGTCAGAATGCCAGGCTTTTAAGAAATTAGAGTCTCGCAGAAACTTAGATAAGCTAACGCGCTACTTCAGCAGGCCGAAATTTTTAAGTTTGTCTACAACTCTATCTCTTAGCAAGCTATCTTCATACTCTAAATTTACCGCCTTAGAATTGAGATCATCAACTTTCACTTCAATTGATTCTATTAGAGTTTTCACTCCATTCTCATCTATAACGGAGTATGCAACCTCAATTTTTTTCACAATATTAATCCCCCTCAATTATTGGATTTATTAAGGTGGCATAGCCGGAATTTTTTATCTACCTGCCTTGCAATCTTTTGGGGATCATCATCCCTGCCATCTGGCACTTGCGTTTAATGTGTCCGTCGAGGCTGTAGCGAATGCCATCCCAGCAGTGTTCATCTCCGTCGGCCAGTTTCGGTAATACCTCACCTGTGATGCGGTCAGTTTTATACGACCACATACGGGCCTCGCGCGCCACGTTCTTGCAGCGAGGATGGATAATGATTTCGTCGAAGCCACGAAGATGTGCGATCCCGTCCTCAACGCTACCCTGCCATTTCTCGGCAGCTGAGATGTTGAACCCCTGTCGCTTTAGATAGCTGATAGTCTCAGGGCGCGCCGAGTCGGCCTTGATGGGCCAGTCACGCGCGCCGGGAATCGTGTCGTATAGCTCAGGCATGTGGTCGAGTTCTGTCTGCTGGCCGTATGCTTCATATTCGACGTACAGCCGGTTGTGCAGGATGAACGAACGCACTAGCGTGTTAGGGTCCTTAGCGAAACCGAAGTCGGCACCGAAGAACAGGCGATCGGCCTCTTTCCATAGTTGGTCGGAGAACTCAGCAATCCGGTATTTTCCGGCCAGCACCTGCTTATCAGAGTTTTCGAGGTAAGCCCCTTCCCATACCCAGGCGTATGTTGCCGGGTCGAGGCGGCGCTGATCGTTCTGTCGCTCACCTTCAAGCACGTCAGGAAACCACGGGTTATCAGTGTAATTCATCTCAACGGTGATGCAGTCGTCGCCGGCTTCTTTACGGAAACGCTTATCCGTGGCGCTTCCGTCACGCTCTGGGTTCCACGTCACCCAAATCTCCGATCCCTCTTCACGCACAGTAGGGCTCAGCTTCTGCCAGGCTATTTCGCTGACTGATTCAGCCTCATCAACCCAGCACAGCAGGATGCGCGCTTTCGACTTGATGCTGTCGAGGTTATGCCTCAGACCGCAGAACACGTAGTTAACGCTCTTGTCGATTGTGCGGATGTACTTCTCGCCGATATCAAAGTTAGCCGCCAGCCATGGCACAGACAGGATCGCCTGTTTAACTTCCTGCATGCTGGACTCTTCCAGAGAGTTCATGAACTCGCGCGCGCAGAGCACCACGCCGCTTTCACCATTCATCATCGACTGATACGCCTTCACGGCGGTCATCAGAGCGAATGTGCGCGTCTTGGCGCTACCACGTCCACCGTGTGAGCACCGATAACGCTTATTTACAGCAGTGAACAGTGGAGCAAGCTTGGCGGGGATAGGCAGTTGAACGGCTTCACTCATGTTTAGGCTCAACGGGTAGTAACTGAATGACGGTTGGCTTCGGCGTCATGCTGCCGTCAGGGCTTGTGTGCTCAACTTTCTGGCGATTAGTGTAGGCATCGCCCATTTCTTTGGCTGCCTGCTCGATAAGCTGCGACGTCATGCCGTAGTTCTTCATCTTTTCAGCATTGGCCGCCATTCGGTCGAGAACGCGCAACCGGTACGCTTTATTTGCGATCGGGATGTCGGCGACCTCATCCTGGAATCGTTTACGAGTGGCGTTGAACAGGTCAATCCACTTCTGGCTCAACTTGGCCGCCATTGCGTTGCCGGGAGTATATTGCGACACCTGCTGCCGTGAGACATCGATGCCATATTCAGCCTTTACAAGCTCAATGACTTTTGTCGGGCTTTCGAAACAGGCCAGCGACTGAACGATGAAGGCTTTAACCTCTGTCGATAATGCTGCCATCGGCTACCTCCATGACAATCCTAATAAAGCCTATGCCAGTTTCAGCATGCACGTCCCACACGCTCTGGCAACATCGATATGAGCAACCTCCGCCGGCCTGTTCGCCGCATCCACCATTTCCTGCACGTCTTTGCTGGCGCCGTAACGCCGGACCACTCCGACGAACTCCTCGACATCATGGCCGCGAAGCTTCAGAACCGGCATCCCGGTCTCTTTGTTGAACTTCGGCGCGCCGTAATCATCGGTAGCCTGGGCAATGTGGTAAAGCTCATGCTCAACCAGTGCGCAGAACTCCAGATCGTTGCATTGCTCGCAGTAGTCGGCAGCCAGGGTGATGATGAACTTCGGTATGCGCCCGAACCATTCATACATCTGCTGCTCCATTCTGGCTTTCTGCCATCCACCGGCGCGCATCATTACCTGTTCACACTGACCAAGCACAATGCGCCCGCTTTTGGCAAATGAGCCAGAGGCCCACATAAACGCCACATCAGCATCAAGCAAGTGTGCATGGTCAGGGTTATGGATTAGTCCGTTTTCGGAAAGGATGTGCTGATTTACCCACTCTCCGATTTCGGTAGCCGGGATAATCCGCGTATACGGTAGCCAGTTTTCACCAATGAAGTTGACGGGAGGGAATGGTCGGCGGTCTTCAACTTCAGCCATACAGAACATTCCTCTGGGTTGTTCGAATACTTACCGGGGAATTGTTTAACCGGAAACTCATAAAACTTACATAAAACTCTGCCAATGGCACTTTGCAGGCACCACTTGCAGAATCTTATAAACGCAACATTGCCACTTCTTCTCAGAGTTGCTCATTCACTTCTCGTCTTTGCGAGCCGTCAAGATGTGGATCACCTCTTTGGTTGACACCAGATCTATGCTTCTTGTCGGGTAAGCATTATCGAGCCACCTCTTGAAGTGGCTCTGTAATGCCTGTCGTGCGTTCACTTCTTGACGCTGTCCGGCATCACTGCACCAACTACGCCAGCAAGCGCTACGCCGCCAGCGATGACGGTTTCCTGAATGCCCGGAGGAAGCTGATAACCAAATACGCCAGCAATGACCAGGATTATGCCGCGCCAGGTTGACGGCTCTTTCAGCCGGTTAATGAGATAGTTCATAGTTCCACTCTTTCCTTTACCCAACCATATAGAAAATCTTCATTTGCCGCCCGAGCCTCAGCAAGCTCAAGATAGCGGGCGCCCTGGCTACAATTCAGCCCCTTCAGCAGCGTGGTTTCTCCATCTTTTCCGCGAACTGCGAGATAACTTTTCAGGGCGGCGATGGTGATGTTGCCGATTGCACCGTCCGGCTTCAGGTCCGGATAAAGCTTGCCCTGCATATTCAGAGCTGATAACCAGCGCTGCAGGAATGTACTGGCGACACGTGGCCCCATGTTCACGCCGGTATCACACAATTCCTGTGCAATGGCTGGCGAAAACTCGGCGATGCGGTCAAACTTCGGTTCAGTCCAGTATTGCGACAGGTAAATGGCTTTGGCTGTATCCCGTGGTAACGCCTTCATATCGCCGCTATAGCCATATGCACGGGCGGTGGTCTGCGTGATGCCCCAACGCGTAGGGCCGCCTTTATCATTCGGGTTATTTACGTAACCACCTTCTTTCCCGAGGATGCCCTCGATAATCTGATCTGCTGTCATGGCGCCTTAACTCCGGTAATGCGCTCCCAGAAATAGGTCAAAGCAACAGAACCCATTGCCCCGCTAATTCCGGAAGTGGCCAGTATCATGTAAATACTCAGTCCGCTTTCAATGCTCACCAGGCCAGCAATAACGCCGGTAAACCCTGAAACCACCATTTGGGCAAGAGCATTGATCAAG